ATGCTTTAGCAGATTTAATGATTATTCCTAAAACAGGTGAATTGAATGGTGAAATCACCTTCAATATGGAAGCTGATTTAGATAATGAAAGTATAAACGCTATTGTAAAAGCAAAATCAGCATTAGCCGAAAGTGAAACAGTTGTAATTAAACCAACCTCAAATGATGATGGTGAATTTCAATTAGAATTAGAATTTGGTGGTAACGTAGAATATGCTAATAAAGTATCATTTTATATCCCTAATGTAGAAACTACAAACATACCAGACGAATTTAAAGTACATTACAATTCAAACATGATCAAAGAAATTATGTATTGTAATAAAGATATGGCATCAGGCCATATTGCTATAAATTTAGATGGTTTGATGAAATTAGAGTTCGAGAACGATACTCTTAAAAGCACTTATTACCTTGTTGCAAATGAAATATAAAGCAACATATTTATAATATATAAACAAAGTTTTAAAAAAATAGTCTATGAAATTACAAGCAGTTTACAATGCGATCATTGTAAAACCCTTCGATGAAGAAGAAACAAAATACGGTAATATTATCGTTCCCGATCTAGGAAAAGAAAGAAATTTAAGCGGCACTATTGTGTCTGTAGGACCTGGTCAACATTCTATATCAGGTGAACTTTTACCTACACTATTGAAAGTAGGTCAAAAAGTTATTTTACCTCAAATGGGACCCGTAAAAGTAGAACACGATGGTACTGAATACTACGTGTGTCCTGAAAACCAAGTATTAGCAGTTATTAACGATTAAAATTAGTTATATGAGTAAAATTATAGAGTTCGGCCCAGAAGCCCGTAGAAAATTATCCAGCGGTGTTGATAAATTATCAAACGCAGTGACAGCAACTTTAGGCCCTAATGGTCGTAATGTTGTTATTTCAAAACCAGGTGAATACCCTCAATCAACTAAAGATGGTGTTACAGTAGCTAAAGCTATTACCTTAGAAGATCCAATTGAAGAATTAGGTGTTCAAATGGTTAAGCAAGCTGCTATTAAAACAGCAGAAACAGCAGGTGATGGTACAACAACATCAACTTTATTAGCACAAGAAATGGTTAAACAAGGTTTAACTTATCTAAACAATGGAGCTAATGCTGTAGAAATTAAACGTAGCATTGATATTGCTGTTAAAGATGTTTTAAAACATATTCGTGAAGAAATTAAAGAAAACATTTCATCTGAAGACCAATTAAAACAAGTAGCATCAATTTCAGCTAACAATGATCCATCAATTGGAGAATTAATTGCAACAGCAATGCAAAAAGTAGGACGTGAAGGTGTTGTTCATATTGAAGAATCAAAATCAGGAGAAACATATCTTGAAACAGTAGAAGGTATGCAATTTGATCGTGGTTATAAATCACCTTATTTTGTTACTGATAATAATAACATGTCTAGTACTTTAAATGATGTTTTGGTTCTTATCTTAGATAAAAAAATCACTCAAGTAAAAGAATTATTACCTATCCTAGAATCAGTATCTGCTCAAAACAAATCATTATTGATTGTAGCTGAAGATATTGAAGGTGAAGCATTAGCAACTTTGATTGTAAACAAAGCAAGAGGTATTTTAAAAGTATGTGCTGTTAAAGCTCCTGACTTTGGTGATCGTCGTAAATTGATTCTTGAAGATTTAGCTGTATTAACAGGTGGTCAAGTATTCAGTACTGAAAAAGGTATGAAATTAGATCGTTTCGATATGAATTGGTTTGGTAAAGCTAGAGTAGCTACTATTACTAAAGATACTACAACTATTGTTGATGGTAAAGGTAGTGAAGAAGCAATTACTCAACGAATTGAAGAACTTCAAGTTCAAATTGAAAACGCTAAATCACCATTCGAAAGAGAAAAATTACAAGAACGTTTAGCTAAATTCATCGGTGGTGTAGCAATTATTCACGTTGGTGGAAATACTGAAACGGAAATGAAAGAAACTAAAGATCGTGTTGACGATGCTTTACATGCTACAAAAGCAGCAATTGAAGAAGGTATTGTACCAGGTGGTGGAGTTACATTATTACACGCACGTAACGGTATTGATAACCGCGATACAATTGGTTCTAAAATCGTTTGGAATGCTTGTGCTGCTCCATTTAAGAAAATACTTGAGAATGCAGGTTACGAACCTGAAGATGTTTACAACGCAATCAACGCAGCAACAGGTGGTGATTATTGGTTTGGATGGGATCTAAAAGCAGAAACATTCACTGATATGAAAGAAGCAGGTATTATCGACCCAGCCAAAGTAACACGTTGCGCTTTAGAAAATGCAGCATCCGTAGCAGGAACAATTTTATTAACAGAATGTACCGTTGTTGACAAACCTGAAGAAAAAACACCTCAACAAGGATTTGGAGACATGGGAGGAATGTATTAGATTCAACCAATGGCAAAGCAAACAAAAGAAATAAATGTATTAATCGCTACAAGAGTTCCACCTTCTGATAGGTGGAAACTTGTGGACGATGGTCCTGAAGGAACTATTCACAAGTCATTAACTGAAGCTTTAGAAGCATATTTTCAGAAAACAAAAGAACCTTGTGAATTTAGACTTGCTCCTTTAAAAGGAGAGTTGTATATGATTACAACAAAAGAAGAAACTGTTAAGGTTGAACCACCTAAAAAGTTCAACATTTACGGAGATCATTAAGTTATAAAAATTAGTTATGAAACACACAATTTGGAATGAACTCTATAGGCCTACAACCTTAGAGAATTATGTTTGTACTGAAGAAAACAGGAACAAATTCCAGGAATTTATCGATAAACAAGATATTCCCCATTTATTATTCGCTGGTAAACCTGGTTCAGGTAAAACTACATTAGCAAAAATATTAGTTAATAACATTAATTGTGATTTTATTTATATTAATGCTGCTGATGAAAGAAGTATAGATGTTATGAGGGAAAAAGTAGGTTTATTCGCTGCTGCTAGTAGTTTTAAACCACTCAAAATTGTAATATTAGACGAGGCAACTCATATATTACAAGCATCTCAGGTAGTATTGTTAAACATGATGGAAACATATAGTTTAAAAACACGTTTCATCTTAACAGGTAACTATCCAGAACGTTTAATAGATCCACTTCGTAGTCGTTGTCAGGAATTTGATTTACAACCACCATCTAAAAAAGTAATTGCTCAACATATTGACTACATTTTGAATAGTCAAGATATAGAACATACATTAGAAGATATTGCTGTTATAATTAAGAAATTTTACCCTGATTACAGACGAATCATCAACAGTTGTCAAAAATATACTGTTGGAGGTGTGTTAAAATTAGATAATACAATCAATGTATCTAATGATTATAAACAGCAAATACTGGCCGAATTAAAAGCACCAAATGCTAAGTCGTTCAATACACTTAGACAAATATTGGCCGACGCTGATTTAAATGATTATGAGGATTTATACCGATTTTTATATGATTCGTTAGGTGAATATTCTAAAAACAATGATGGTATTTTAATCATTTATATTGAAGAATACAAGTTTCATTCACTATCCAGAGTAGACCAAGAAATATGTTTCATGGCTCTATTATCAAAAATATTACAAACAATTTCAAATAAAAAAGTATTATGAACCAACCAAAATTAAACATTGACATCAAGTCAACAACATCAATCACGTCACCTGAAGGAAATAAATTATTCGCTGAAGGAGTTATATTACGTAAAGTATCTAAATTCGTAGCTGGCACCTCAGAAGACGCAGTTATACCCGTACCGGTATTTTATGATGTTAAAACTGGAAATATATTAATTGAAATGTTACCTAAAGAACTAAGAGAAGAATTCAGCAATGACAATATTTGATTGGCTTAAACAAATTACAGGAGAAAAACGTAAGTGGGAATTATTTACAGAAGTTGAAAAAGAGTCATTTAACCCATATATGACTCATCGTTTCATCAGTATGTATGAAGGATATATTGATATAGCAAATTACATTCAAACCATACCATACACCGAAAAAGAAAAAATCTATAAAATCTACTGCGACATGATCCCGAAAAAAAATGTTTTTTTAAAATATGTTAAGTCATCTAAAAAACGCACCTCCGACACTCTTCTACATTACATTGCTAAAGAATATACCATCTCATTAGGAGAAGCCGAAGAATATTCGTATATTTTAGGCAAAGCTGGTATTACTCATATCCTACACAAACACGGTGTGGATGAAAAAGAACAGAAAAAATTATTAAAAGACTTAATTCTATGACAAAAAACAACGAGTTGTATCCTTACTCATACGAGAATCAAAATGCAATAAAAGCATTTGAAGGAACGTATCCCACATTAGCTGAAGAATTTAAAAAAATCCAAACCGAACAATATACTTTGTTCGCTAAAAAAATGATGGATTACGGAATCGGAAACATTGCTTTAGGATCAGATTTAACTGAAGATGAAGATGTTAAATTTTCGGTTATGGGAATTTGGTTACGTTGCAATGATAAAATAAATCGCCTAAAAAACTTACTTAAAAGTGGTAAAAACTATGTTAGTGGGGAAGGAATGGTTGATAGTTTTATAGACATTGCTAACTATGGAATTATAGCAATGATGGTTTTAAGAAATAAATGGAAAAAATAAATGCCTACAAGTTCAAATGATTTGAAAAATGCTATATTCGAACACATCAGAACGATGGTATTAGAATATTTACCTCAACGCTACAGAATATTAGATGTAGGTCCGGGGATAGGTACTTATGGAATGAATTTATCTGATTTAAACATCGATGCTATTGAAATTCATGAACCCTATGTTCATCAATATGGTATTAAACAGTATTACCATAATGTGTTTATTGGGGATATTACTGAATTTGAAGTAGATGATTACGATTATATTATCATAGGGGATGTTTTAGAACATCTCCCTGTTGATAAAGCACAAAAATTAATCCAATCAATTACTGAGAAAAACATCAAATGTTTAGTTGCTGTTCCTTATTTATGCCCCCAAGACGCAGTTGATGGGGTAGAATCAGAAATACATTATCAATGGGATTTAACACCCCGAATTATGAAATCAAGATATCCTGAATTAGAGTTATTTTTAAGTAACAACAAAATAAACGGATACGCTTATTATACAAATTACCACACATTCAATAAGTTTTGAGCAAGAAAAAAAAGGTTATACCAACAATAATAAAGGAAATCAGACAACGTACTTTTCTTCCACTTGAATATGCATATCAGAAATCGATATCGTTTAGTCAATTGTCTGTATTTCGTAGTTGTCCTCGCAAGTGGTCTTTACAATATAAAGATGGCCATTATACCTCAGAACAGTCCATTCATATGACGTTTGGTACAGCACTACATGAAACACTACAGCATTATATAACTACGTTGTATGAAGTAAGTGGTGCTCAAGCAGACCGAATTGATATAGAAACCTATTTTGAAGATAAAATGGGTGAAATTTATAGAAAAAATTACGAAGATAATAAAAAAGTCCATTTTAGTAACCCTAGTGAATTAAGAGAATTTTATAACGATGGTCTTGAAATTTTAAAATTCATTAAGAAAAAAAAGAATAATTATTTTAGTAAAACAGGATGGCAACTAGTAGGTTGTGAAATTCCTATCCAACTTACTCCTAATCCAACTTATAAAAATACTATTTATAAAGGTTATTTAGACTTAGTTTTATATCATGAACCAACAAATAAAATTAAAATTGTTGATATTAAAACATCAACTCGTGGTTGGAGTGATTTAAACAAAAAAGACGAAGACAAACAATTTCAATTAATATTGTACAAACAATATTTTAGTCAACTGTATAATCTACCTGTTGATAATATTGAAGTAGAATTCTTTATAGTTAAAAGAAAGGTACCAGAAGTAAGTGATTATCCTATCAAACGAGTACAAATATTTGCACCGGCTAGTGGTAAAGTAAAATTGAACAAAGCAACAAGTGCAGTAAAAGAATTCGTTGAAGAAGTATTCAATATAGATGGAACTCACAAAGATAAAAGTTACCAACCACAACCAAGTAAACACAATTGTTCATTTTGTCCCTTTAAAGATAGGAAAGAACTTTGCGATAAGAGTTTGACTTTATAAGAATCCTAATATATTTATATACGATAACAAAAATTAAATTTATGAGCAAAAAAGACATGACATTGACCTCTGTAAAGGTACAGAGCGAGTTATTCGAAAGTTTTAAGATCGCTTGTGTTAAATACAAATTTTCCTTGCAAAAACTTGCCGACCGCACTATTCATTTGTATCTTACTGATGAGAATTTTAGAAAACAAATTCACAATCACAACAATATAGACACAAAAGATTAATTAAAAACACTAAAATAGTTATATGAATTCAGAGTTTATGTATTTGCCTCCCGAGAAGAGGAAAAAAATTCTCCTAATTACAGACGACATCAGAGTACACTCAGGTGTAGCTACAGTAGGTAGAGAAGTCGTTTTACACACAGCACAACATTTTAATTGGGTTTGCTTAGGTGGATCTATTAAACACCCCGATGCTGGTAAACGTCTTGATTTATCACAATCAACAAATGAAACATCTAATTTAACTGATTCTTCAGTTATTGTTTATCCTGTAGATGGTTATGGTAGTCAAGAATTATTACGTAACATCATCAATATTGAAAAACCAGATGCTATAATGTTGATTACTGATCCTCGTTATTTTGTACATATTTTTCAAATTGAAAATGAAATTCGTAAAAATATTCCAATTGCATATCTTAACATTTGGGATGATTACCCGGCTCCATTATATAATAAAGCATATTATGAAG